ATTTTTTTGGATCACAATAGTCTTTCATCTCTGCATACCAATCATCACTTTGCTGATGATTGCGACCTTGTAATACATTTAAGAATTTACATTTACCACTACGATTCTCAATAAAATATTTGTTATTGATATGTGTAGCAGCAACCGCATCTTCAATTGTTTTGATACCATGAACACTATTACCGTTTTTATCTTGCAAGTGATAAGTGGTTAATGATTGACTTGGGATATCAAGAACCATACCATAGTCCATGTATGTATCCATCCATTTAAGAACTTGTTCACGTTTCTTTTGTGCTTTTGGACAAGTGGGATTCTTCCAATCAGCAGGCCATTGACCTTTTAGAATTTGAAATCCACCTGAATCACCTAACAAGAAAGTACCTTGCTCACGCTCATGCACGATACTTTCACTGTTATTTTGTTTACTAGGATCTAATTCTGCATGACCTGCACTATATAGTGCCCATTTATACGGGAACAATGCTTGTTGACTGTTTAAAAAGTTCAACGCTTCTAAATCAGGAATACCTTGTGGTATACGTTCGGGAGGAAAGTAATTTTCACCCTTTCGCTGCTTACCTAACCCAGTAATATAAAATGTACTGAGTGCGGGTAAGAACAGTGCCCAATCAGGCTTTTGTTTACTTGTTAAATCATCACGTTCTATCATTTAGTTTCTTCTTTTACAAGTGCCACTAATATATCGAGTTTTTCTTTAGCATCTTTGATTGCAGGGTACTGATCTGCATACTTTGCCATTTTTTCTTCTTGAGTTTTTTTCATTTTAACCCATTCTAACAATGAAAAAACATCATGGCTATAGCTTATTTGAACAGTGTTATCAATAGGTAACCAACTAGTACCGCAGCTTACTTCAAACCTTTTTGTAGAACCGTTCCACTGAACGGCTCCGGTAACCTGCGGCCTATTGTAATCGTTGTTCATTTGATACATGAACCCGTTATTAGTAGAAATGTTGATCATTTTGATTGAGCTGGTAACAAGTAACGATAAGTTGCCAATCCACTATCAACGGTGATTTCTGCAACACCTTGATCACTGATACGCATAGTTTTGTCACCAGACAAACTAAGAATATCAATTACTTGTTTAACTGGCCACTGCCATGCATGTGCCAATGAACCTGATACTTGTGTGTGAAACACAAAGTTACCACTATGTGTACTTGGGTCACCAAAATAAATCTTCAAGTCACCGTTTTCAATTTTAGTAGTAAAGTTTTGTTCTTCGCTGTTAGCTTGTGCTTGATTTTTCAAACGTAAGATACCTGCTACTGTTGGGTTGAATTCAACATTCCATACTGCACCCTTGAATGTAACAGTTTTTACCTTGTCTACTACAATTGATTCGCTCATCAATCTATAATCATTGATGAAGTCACCAACTTTAGTTTCAAAGTGAATTGCACCCGGAACTAAAACACCATCTTGATCTTTTTTGGTTACGTTTATCTTTGCATCTTTCTCGTACTCATCGAAACCAATAATAGTTTTGAGTTTGCTTAAGTTTGGCATACCAAACGTACCAATGAACTCTGCTGCTGGAGTTTTAAATGTGCCCTCAACGATAACACTTTTATCTTCTGCAACTGCAGCAATTTGTGTGTCAGTGGTAGTTCCAACGATTTTAATTAAATCAATCACACCCAAACCATGTGTGTGTTCTATTAAGTCTTGTAAGTTATCCTTCATGTTTTCTCCTTGTAGATATATTTAGGAATATATTGTGTGTATTATAACGGAATTTATTGCGAAATGCAATACTAATTTAACCGAATGTGAAAAGTGAATCAAATGTGCTATTGACGTTTGTATTGCTACGTAAATCCCAATCTAATACACCTAATAAGTTTTCAATCTTCTCATCCACTAATGTTTTTTCCATTTCAAGATCATCAAATGGTAATTCACAAAACCATTTAGGTAATCTTAATTCATCAGTTGGATAAGCAATACTAGTAAAGTTCAATGGATTTGATTTCAATTTACATACAATGATTTTCATACCATCTACAATCTTTTGGCTATAGTTATCACTATTAGCATTTCGTAAATAATTGTAATTCAATGCAGCACGTACATGTCCTGGCATGTTTGCACGACCTGTACTACTAGATTTTTCTTTGTCCGAATACATAGTAAGTTTGTTTACCGACTTAGGACTACCCTTTGTCCAACTATCTTGTTTACCCAATATATTTTTAAAATCTTTAATCATTTCAATAACAGTTTCACGTTTGCCACCGTTTAACACATATTGCAAGACATCCATTAAAAATTCTTGTACATATTTGGGAGTATCCGCACGTTTCAAATCAAGACCCATGGCCTTAATATCACCTGTCTTACCATTTACGTCTTTACGTTTACCTTCTTTATCATAAATGTTAATCGCATAGCGTTTCTTTGTAATAAAGATACTGCGATCACCAATTAATTCTCTGCCAGCTTTAATGATAGCACCATTTTTTCGTGGAGCATGAAATGCACGTTCCATAAAACCAGGAAAGCTTTCATTAACTTGGTCTGCAATGTTATCATACAATGAAATACATAAATCTTTATTCCATTCTACATTGCCATTTTCTATTTCAGTTTTCAAAATAGGATATGCAGAAAAATAGCAACTGTCAGTGTCACCGTATACGATAGCAGAACCATCATGATTATATTCTCCCGCAATACATTCATTGATTTGACTCATCATGTGTTTGACAATTTGTCTACCGCACAATGTTACCGACTGCCCAATACGCTTATCGTAAAATCTACAATGCTCATTTAATAGTGCACCATATGCAGAGTTGAGTAGAATCTTTCTAACTAACTGTCGTTTATCCCAATACTCACGATCTTCTTGTGTTGCTGATTCTTTTAGATTTCGCTGCATGATTTTTCTGTCACTGTACCAGCGACTTAATAATCCAGGAATAACCCCTTCTTGCTCGTATGTAAAAATTGTACCATTAGCACTAAGTAGATATGGCTTATGACTGTCAAATATCAATTTCCATACTTCAGCAGCACTCATTTCTACACTACGACCATCTTCAAAATCAATAGTTAATATAGTACCACGTTCTTGGTTCATGATTGCATTATATTCTAACGCACTAAACAAACCTTCCCATAATACACTACCAGTTACTGCATCATCACCTTCTTTATGATGCTTCTTTTCGCTGGCTAGTCTTAACCCTTTTTCAAGCATGTAGTTGTTAGTAAGTGTTTGTCTGACTTGTCCAACAATTGTTTCTGGTGCCATGTTAAGGGCACGAATAACCGAGGGATACAGTGAATTGATGTCAACTGCTCCGACGTATTCATGCATTCCTTTCTTTGGCGTAGCAACATAGGCACCTGCGGCTTGCTGTTCTTCATTATTATCCCTTCGTTTTTTATCTGGCACGACCATACCGCGATCATGCGCTTCATTAAAGATTGCTTGCTCAATCATTGCAACTGATCCCATGACAGTTGGAATCAATACTGTGTTTTCATGTGCAAGTGCGTTTGCTAACTCTAAAAACTTTAGTTTGTTATGAATCTTGACCAACAACATTGTATCCTGTCTGTTGTATTCAATGAACTTGGCAAAATCTTTGTTATACAATTGATCTAATGTACCTTCATATTGAGTTTTGTTTTCACCAACTTCCATTTCACCAATTGCATCTAGTTTATAACTATGTCGTGATTCATAGTTATATTTTTTATACAATTGCAAATAGTCAATATGAATACGACCAATCAAATCATAAGTTTGTTCTTCTTTACCAAAACGCTCGTATGTTCTTGGCTTTGGTAGTTGACCCATTAAACAGAATTTACGTGTATCATCTTTACTCATCACACGTGTAACACGATTTACCATGTATGGTATATCGTATCCTTCTGAGTTCCAACCAGTCAACACATCCGCATCTTCAATCAATTGAAAGAATGTTTCAAACATATCCTTTTCATTTGTAAACAACAATGTATTTTCAAACTGATTTATAATCTCATTGGCTGTTTCACTAGTCATATGCTTTGGAGCAATAACTAATGTAACTAATTGATCTAACCAATCTAAGTACAATGAAATTGCGGTTACTGGATTGAACGGATCAGTTGTGGGGCTAAAACCCTTTTCAGGATCAAAGTCAACCTCAATGTCAAAGAAGCATGTATGTAATTTAGGCGGATCAATTTTAAGATAGTAGTCGCTTAAACAACGAAACACCACATTGATATCGCTTTCAAATAATTTTCTATTTGAATGTATACGCTTTTCCTTTTCAAACTCACTACGCTTGCGTGTACTGAATCTGCTTACAGGATCTCCGTATATACTACGATATTTGCCCTTACGATCTTCATAATAAAATATATAGTTGGTAGGATACTCACGGTACTTGCGTGTACCCTCTTTAGTTCGTTCTACTACATAGATTTTGTCCTCATCTCTTGCGAGGATGGCATCCACATATGACATTAAAGTGTTTTACCTACAGTAGTTAAAATGGTTTCAAGTAGTTCTTGCTCTTGTTGCGCTTTGCCAAATTCTGCCTTATGGGCAATGCGAATTGCTTTCTTTAATACGCTTGGCTTAATTTCTAGTTCTTCTGCTACTGCTTTTACGGTGTCTGCTAGACCACCATTTAATGTTTCTACTTCCATCATTACTTGCATACCTTCATTGATTACTTGGGTAAGCTTGAGTTTTTGATCTGCTGTGAAAGTTCGTGTGTCCATTACTACTCCTATGTAAAGTCACTATTATATAGTAGACTTGTAGGAATAGCAAGAGTTTATTTTACCTGTCTTTCGTTTAATCTTTCCAAACGTTTAGCATTTATTACTTCAATGTTGGGCATGTCTTTTCCCCATTTACGTAGAAAGTATTGTTTGAATTTTTCTAGTTCAGTGTATGCACCAGCTCGTACATCATAATGCTGTCCATTACTAAGACTTACTCGCCATTTATAGAAATTTCCTACTGATTTGGGAACATTAGAACTATGCCCTACAAAATGGAATACATCTTTTGGTGCTTCATGTAGTTCTTTATCCAAAAAAGTATCAGCGAACGATTTACATAGTTCACGTAATTTTTCATTTTTGGTTTCCATGACATGGAATGTCTTACTCAAATAGCTATCACTATCACTTTGTGTTGGGTCTTGGTATCCGCAATAGACTTTGTGTACCCCTGTACTTTCTATTAACTTAGTACAAGAGTCGCCATATCTCTCAGCCATTTCTTCACTACAAGGACTACATGTGGTTATTATAATACTACCAGCAGGAATGTCTCCGTATTTGGCCTGGTATTTTTCAATAGCCACACGTTCGGCATGCTTGCGAGTGTCAGTACCGTCGTCAAAGGTATTGAGGCCAGCAACCAAACGATTGTCTGTGTCCAACACACATGCAGCAACCATGCCATAGTATCCGTCACGCGGATCTTTCATGCCCTTGACTACCATCTCACATAACTTGACTAATATGTTGTCTAGTTTGTTTAGTTTGGTAATTTGAAAGTCACTAACTTTCATGTTCTTGTCGCAATAAACATATTTTTATAATCTTTAAAATTTTCATGTCTGTCGGCTAATCCATGCAATTTAGGATTGATATAACGTGTTACATCACGTGTATCATTAAAGTTAATTACATTTGGTTTTACACGGTTTTTCCAATACCATACTGCAATTTTTGCAGCAATGTCTGGTCTAATAGCTAATTCAGGCTTTTCTTCTAAGGGTAAACCCAATGCTTGTCCAGCCCTACGATAGTTATCTCTACCTGTGATTTGTATAAAGCCGCGTCCTTTGTATTTAGTGCCATCGCCTCTGTGTATATTTCCTAAGTCTTGACGACCTTCATATTCTTTTCCAGTGGCGTATTCATGCATACGACCAAAGCCTGCTGACTCATGGTAACATTGT